CCTAATGGAAGCGGTTGCCCACAATCCCGCTTTTGCTAAAAAGGTTGGTATTAAGCAGTCTGTGGGTAAAGACTTTTCAACTGCCGATAAAGGCAAAACTTTTAAACAGGGTGGTGATATGGCAAAAGCAAATCCGTTCATGGAAATGATCGCTAAGAAAAAAGAGATGGCAGCTAAGAAAGACAAGATGCCAATGAAAAAAGGTGGTATGGCTGCTAAGAAAATGGCTTCGGGTGGTTCAGCCTCCAAACGTGCTGACGGCATTGCTACTAAAGGCAAAACTGTAGGCAAGATGATGAAGTCCGGCGGCAAGACCTGCTGATATGGCAACCGTGAAACCCGCAGGTAGTGTAGCTAAGGCTTTAAAAAAGTCTGGGTTCTACGGTGCAAGTAAACCTAAGCGACTGGGTATCATCAACAAAGTTACAACCAAGCCTCAACGTATAGAGATGGTTGATAAAATGTTCTTAGCCAAAAAAACAGCTAAAGGTAAAACAAAATGATGCCATCACGCGGTATGGGTGATATCAACCCAGCTAAAATTAAAACCATCAAGAAGAAAGATGGTAATGAACCCGTGAAGGTATACAAAGAAGGCGGCAAAACTAAGTCTGGGGTAAACGCCGCCGGTAACTACACCAAGCCCGGAATGCGTAAGTCTATGTTTGAAAGCATTAAGGCTCGCGCAGTTCAGGGTACAGGTGCAGGACAGTGGTCAGCTCGTAAGGCTCAGTTGCTTGCAAAGAACTACAAGGCCAAGGGCGGTGGGTACAAGTGACATGGTCTAAAAAGTACAAGTCGTCGATTGATTGTGATAACCCCAAAGGTTTTTCGCAGAAGGCGCATTGTGCTGGTAAGAAGAAAATGGCAAGTGGTGGGGTGGCTAAACCGCAACAAAGCTTAAAAGACTGGGGTGACCAGAAATGGACAACCAAAAGCGGAAAGCCGTCGTCAAAGACAGGAGAGCGATATCTCCCGGAAAAGGCAATCAAGGCACTAAGCCCCGCCGAGTATGCCGCCACGACGAAGGCAAAGCGGGCAGGGAAGAAAGCAGGAAAACAATTTGTAGCGCAGCCCAAAGGTATAGCGAAGAAAACAGCAGGGTTTAGATAATGGCCTACACCACAGACACAACTAACTTTAACCCTGACCTCAACGAGATATTTGAAGAGGCGTTTGAGCGTTGTGGCTTGGAGTTGCGCACGGGCTATGATTTCCGTACTGCGCGTCGTAGCATGAACTTTATGCTGACGGATTGGGCTAATCGTGGCATTAACTTGTGGACTGTTGAGCAGGGTTCAATTAACTTAATACAAGGGCAGACAACTTATGATTTGCCTAGTGATACCGTGGACCTTATTGAACATGTTATTCGTACTAATGCCAACCAAGGTGCTAACCAAACGGATTTGAACATTACTCGAATCAGCGTTTCGACGTACTCGACTATCCCTAATAAGTTAGCTCAAGGACGCCCGATTCAAGTGTGGATAAACAGGCAGTCTGGTCAAAAGAGCGGTTCAAATGTAGCTACTCCAGCAAACCCACAGATTAATGTGTGGCCTGCACCAGATCAAGGCACAGCGCAAAACCCATATTATGTATTTTATTATTGGCGTTTAAAGCGTATTTACGATGCTGGTAGTGGTACAAACGTGATTGATATTCCGTTTCGCTTCTTAAACTGCATGGTGGCGGGGCTGTCGTACATGTTGGCTGTTAAAAAGCCTGAAGTATCACCGGATAAAATTATGTTGTTGAAGCAGCAGTATGATGAGGCTTGGGAATTGGCGGCAACAGAAGACCGCGAGAAGGCGGCAGATCGTTTAGTGCCGCGACAAATGTTTATTAGATAAACTATGGGTAACAGGTTTGCTAGTGGTCAGAATTCAATCGCCGAATGTGATCGGTGTGGGTTTCGCTACAAGCTTAAAGAATTAAAGAAATTAACGATTAAGACTAAAGTAGTCTCAATTAAAGTTTGCCCGACGTGTTGGGAACCAGATCAGCCGCAGTTGCAGTTGGGTATGTACCCAGTGGATGATCCACAAGCAGTACGTGAACCAAGGCCAGACACCAGTTATTATCAGTCCGGTTATAGTGGGTTGCAACTAACTAACATACCAAGTTCGTCTGAGGATTCAAATGGCGATCCGAGTGGTGGTAGTAGAGTATTTCAGTGGGGTTGGGCACCTGTTGGTGGAGCAAGTGGAAACGATGCGGGGCTAACGCCTAATTATTTAACGTCACCAACTGTTGTAGGTAGTGTGACAATCTCGTAGGAGTAGAGCATGGACAAAATGGATAAGAAGCAAGATAAGGCTATGATTAAAAAAGCCATAGGCCAACACGATACCCAACAGCACGGCGGTAAGAAAACTAAGATCGCGTTGAAAAAAGGTGGCGTAACTTCTATGGAAATGAAAAAAGTTGGTCGTAATATGGCGCGTGCTAATAATCAACGGAGTCGCTAATGGCTAAATTTTCTCAAAAGCAAGGCGGCAAAGAAGTAGGCCAAGCTGCTGTGTATGCTGCCCCGCATACTATGCAGGGTAAAGCTGTTAAAGGCGATTTACCTTATACCGCTGGCGCTAAAGTAATTAACGAGTCTAACCCTTCAGTCGGTGGTATTAGCAAAGGTAACTACAAAGAGACTAAAACTGACGGTATTAAGATTCGTGGTACAGGCGCAGCGACTAAAGGTTTGATGGCTCGAGGCCCGATGGCTTAAAGGATAAGCAGTGAACTACGCAGCGTTATCTACAGCGATACAGGATTACACACAGAACTATGAACAGACGTTCATAGATAATATTCCTGTTTTTGTTACGCAAACAGAAGAGCGTATTTACAATACCGTTCAACTACCTCCCCTGCGCAAAAACGTGACGGGAATAATGCAAACAGGTAATAAATACTTGACTGCTCCTCAAGATTTTTTATCGGTGTTTTCGCTTGCCGTAGTAGATGGCGATGGTAATTTTGAGTACCTGCTAAACAAAGACGTTAACTTTTTACGTGCGGCGTACCCAAATCCAGCAGATACTGGAACACCAAAATACTACGCTATTTTTGGCCCAGAGGTAATTAACGGGACTCCTAATAATGAGTTAAGTTTTATTGTGGCTCCTACACCCGATGTAGGTTACGACGTAGAACTACATTACTACTATTACCCGCAGTCCATTACTACGTCAGGCACATCATGGCTTGGTGATAATTATTCGCCCGCACTGTTGTACGGCTCTTTGGTTGAAGCGTATATCTTCATGAAGGGTGAACAGGACATGATGGCGTATTACGAAGGTAAGTTTAAAGAAGCACTTAGTCAGCTTAATCGTCTGGGCACAGGTCTTGAGCGTGGTGATGCGTACCGTGATGGGCAGGCAAAAATTAAGGTTACCCAGTAATGGCTATCCAACAAGGACTAACAAACAGTTTCAAACAAGAGATGTTGCAGTCTGGGCAGAACTTGTTGACGGACACGTTATATATGGCGCTATACACAGCGTTTTCAGATATTGGGCAGTTGACTACAGTGTATACAACAACTAATGAAGTTACTGGCACAGGGTACACGGCAGGCGGCAGGCCCATAACAGGCGCTACGATAAACACAGACGTAGATACGGGTGTCGTGTACGTGAACTTTAATAACGTGTCTTGGCCCGGCGCAAGCTTTATTGCGCGTGGCGCATTGATCTACAACGTCACAAGAAGTAATAAGTCGGTAGCCGTATTGGATTTTGGTGCAGATAAATCGTTTAATTCAATTAACAATACGGTAGCTATGCCGGTCAATACTGCAACAACGGCATTAATTCGTTTTCCTTAAAAGAGGTGTTATGTTAGTTCAAACGACAAAAGGCGAAATGGATGAATCTCTTCTGAACAAGAAGACAGGAACCATTGATAATGAGAACGAGACAATTAACTGGGTCGAATACTGGTTAGATGACGAGTTGGTACATCGTTCCGTTGATATGGTATTGAAGAAAATAGATGTTTTTGGACTGCCGGTAGCGGCATCATTTTAAGGAGTTTTAAATGGCAAATACTCAAAGCATGTGCACTTCGTTCTTGGGCGAACTGTTCACTGCAACACATAATTTTGGTACCGCACCTACTCGCAATACTTCAGGTGCTGATACTTTCAAAGCCGCTTTGTACACAGTTGGTGCGACGATTAACGCGTCTACTACGGTATATAGTTCTACAGGTGAAGTTAGCAGTTCAAACTATTCGGGAGGCGGTGTGGCTATAACTAACGCTAATGCTCCGGCATCTAGTAATGCTTCAGCAACTGCTGGTGTTGGTTATTGGA